ATGGGAAACGGAAAACGAAAAATTGCTGAGAAAAAAGAAATACTGCGCTTTTACACCAGCATCATGCGCGGTGAAGACGGGAACGCTTCGGTTTCGAACAGGCTGTCTGCCGCCGAAAAGCTGATTTCGCAGATTGATGCGGAAGCACCTGTGAAATCGGCTGAGGCAAAGCTGGACAAGATGCTCAGAGAGCTCAGGCGTGCTGCAGCCGGCGGGAAGATCACGGCTTCTGAAGACGATCCCGGTTCTGCGGACGATGTTGTACCCCAGGTGATGGATGTGCCGGAGGATGACGATGAAGATCAGCCGTAAGCAGGAAGAATATCTGCTCTCTGCTGACCGGCGCTGGAACTTCAAGGGCGGTGCCACAAGATCCGGGAAGACCTACATGGATGTCCGATGGATGATTCCCATGAGGATTCGGGAACGGATCGGGCTTGACGGGCTTACAGTGATCCTTGGAGTGACAAAATCAACCATTGAGCGAAATATTCTCGCGCCGATGCGGGCAATATACGGCGAAGAGCTGGTGAGCGGTATTTCTTCCGACAACACTGTGATGCTGTTCGGGGAGAAATGCTATGCTCTGGGGGCCGAGAAGATTACGCAGGTGTCGAAGATACGCGGGTCGTCGATCAAGTACTGCTATGGTGACGAGGTTGCCGACTGGTCTGAAGAGGTGTTCGAGCTTCTGAAGTCGCGTCTCGACCGTGAGTATTCGATCTTTGACGGGACTTACAACCCGCAGTACCCCGGTCACTGGCTGAAGAAGTTCCTCGACAGCGGAGCGGATATCTTCAGTCAGGTTTACACCCTTCGGGACAATCCGTTTCTGCCGCCTGCTTTCCGTGAGAATCTGGAACGGGAATACGCGGGGACTGTGTACTACGATCGGTATATTCTTGGGCGATGGGTACTTGCTGACGGGCTGGTTTACGATTTCTCCGAGGCGAATATCTGCCGGGACTTTGATGAAGCCGGATCGGAGTATTTCATATCCGTGGACTACGGTACGATGAATCCGTTTTCCGCGGGACTGTGGGCGCTGAAGGGGAACAGGGCTGTGCGGATCGGTGAGTATTACCACAGCGGACGTGACAGCCGCGAGCTTCTCACGGACGAGGACTACTGTCTGCAGGTGGAGCAGCTTGCCGGAGGACGTGACATATCGAAGGTGATCGTTGACCCGTCGGCGGCTTCGTTCATCACAGCTCTCAAGCGCCGCGGATTCCGTGTGAAGAAGGCGAAAAACGAGGTTTCAGACGGCATCCGTCGGGTTGCTGTATGTCTCGCCGGCGGGAATATTGCCGTATCGCCGGATTGCGTGGACTGCATCCGTGAATTCGGGCTGTACAGATGGGACCGCGACAGCGGCGAAGATCGTGTTATCAAGGAAAACGATCACGCCATGGACGATGTGCGGTATTTCGTGTCAACTGTTCTGAGGTACAGAATGGGACACGGGGAATGAAACAAGAAAGGAAATTTATGCTTACTTATCAGGATTATCTTAACAGGATTGCGGAAGGCGGGGATATTGCCGGGTTTATTGAAGAAGCGGTACGGGATCACCAGTCTTCCGAGCTGTACAAAACTGCTGTGCTCTGCGACAGGTACTATCATCTGGAAAATCCGACGATTATGAGGTATCAGAAGCTGATGCACACGATGGCGGGCTATGCTGTCCCCGACAACTGGTCGCCGAACAACAAGATTCCCTCCAACTGGTACTACTATTTTACCACGCAGGCTGTGGGGCATCTTCTGGCAAACGGTGTGTTCTTTGAAAAGCCGGACACCAGAGCAAGGCTGGGACGTGATTTTGACCGCCGCCTCGTGGAGCTTGCTTCCGAAGCGAAAAACGGCGGTATGTCCTTCGGATTCATGAACGGGGATCGGATTGATGTATTCACTGTGCGTGATTTCGTGCCGCTGTTCGATGCGTTCAGCGGAAAACTCCGGGCGGGCATCCGTTTTGTGGAGCTTTCGCCGGCGCTGGGCATCTCGTTCACCATGTATGAAGCGGACGGGTACACGGATTTTTCCAAAGAGCCGGGCGGGGAGATTTATCAGTCTGACGAAAAAAAGCCTTATGCGGCTGTGAAGGTGGCTGTCGGTGACAAGCTGCCGATTGTACCGCTGTTCAACACGCTGAGGCAGTCGGATATCGCCGGGAACCGATATGTGATTGACGCTTATGACCTCATGGCATCGGGGCTTGTGAACAATGTGGACGAAGGAAATTTCATCTACTGGATTTTGCGCAACTGCGACGGCATGAACGAAAGCGATGACGCGAAATTCATCGATCAGCTCAGACGCCTGCATTTTGCTCACGCTGACGGCGATGACAATTCCGCGGTGGAATCCCATGTGGTGGAAACGCCTTTCGAAGCCCATTCGGCAGCCCTTGACCGACTGGAGCGTCAGCTTTTCATCAATTTCATGGCGGTGGATGTGCACTCCATTTCAGCGGGAAACAAAACCGCCACGGAAATACGTGCCGCTTATGAACCGCTGAACGCAAAGACGGATCTGTTCGAATACGAGGTTGCTGATTTCATCTACGGCATCCTCGATTTGTGCGGCATTGACGACACGCCTGTTTTCAAGAGATCGCAGGTGGCAAACCAGCTTGAGGATACGGAAATGATCATTGCGGCTGCGGACTATCTTGACGCGGAAGCCGTGCTGAAAAAACTGCCGTGGCTGAGTGTGGATGAGGCAGATGCGATTCTCGAAAGGAAACGCGGAAAGGGTGAGAACCTGTGATCGTCATCAGCGACAGATTCGGCGAAGTCCTCGGGGCGATTGACTCAGCAAAGGCGTCTGCCCTTGAACGCGCCGGGATGATGATGGTCTCCCATGCGAGGGCTTATGTTCCTGTTGAAACGGGCAGGCTTCGGGATTCGCTGTCGTACGGTGTGTCGGGTGATATGCTCACGGTGGGGACGTCGGTGGATTATGCACCGTACGTTGAGCTGGGTGTGAGGGAACGGGCAGGTGCTCATTTTCTCAGAAATGCCGTCTCCATGCACACCCATGAATACGCAGCAGCGATTTCGGAGGTGTTCGGCGGAAAAGTCGGCATGAAAGGAGGTGATGAAAATGGCAATATGGAAAATGAGACGCAGGGATGATGCTGCGGAATCCGAAGCCGTGGAAGTTCCCCGTGAAGCTGCTGCTGAGGTCAGCGAGGACTGGCAGGCGAAATACACCGCAGAGCGTGAAGCCTTCGAGAACTACCGCAGGGAAGTGACGGCGGCTGAAGAAAAGCGTTTGAAAAGTGACGCTTACCGAAGGCTCCTCGGCGAATGCGGCATCCCCGAACGTCATCGCGACAGGCTGACAAGGTTATGCGACATTGATGCCCTTGTTGTCGGCGAAGACGGAAGGCTCAGCGGGTACGAGGCTCTGAAGGAAAGCATTCGTGCCGACTGGAGCGAGCTGATTCCGAAGGCGAATGTTCCTGTGGCAAAGCCGGTGCTGAGCCGCGGGCATACTCTGACCAAAGAAAGTATCATGGCAATCAGAAACCGTGATACGCGACGTGCGGCAATGATGAACAATCCGGAGCTGTTCGGGCTCTGAAAAACAGAAAAAATCTGAAAAACAGAAGAAAAATTATTTTTTAATGAAGAAAGGATAATCAATATGGCAGCTACAAATACAATTCTTACAGCAAATCTTTCCCGCGTACGTGAAGTGGAATTTGTTGAACTTTTCGCGCAGAACATCGACAAGCTCATGGAGCTTCTCGGTGTGACAAGACGTATTCCCAAGCAGGCCGGCACTGAACTCAAGTCCTACACCGCAAGCGGTACTCTCCAGGACGGCAAGGTGGCTGAAGGCAACAACATCCCTCTTTCCAGATATGCAACCACTCCCGTGTCTTACGGCAACATTGTTCTCAAGAAGTGGCGTAAGTCTACCACTGCGGAAGCTATCATTGAAAGAGGTTACGATCAGGCTGTTGAAGCGATGACCGACCGTATGCTCCGCGATGTTCAGAGAGGTATCCGTCAGGAATTCTTCGATCTCCTTGCAACCGGCACCGGTACGGCAACCGGCTCTTCTCTGCAGTCCGCTCTTGCAAAGGCATGGGGTCAGCTTCAGGTGCTCTTTGAAGACGATGATATTGACGCTGTATTCTTTGTGAATCCTCTCGATGTGGCGGATTATCTGGCGGACAGCACTATCACCATGCAGAACGCTTTCGGTATGACCTATGTTGAGAATTTCCTCGGTCTCGGTACTCTCATCATGAACTCCAGTGTTCCTCAGGGTACTGTATATGCTACCGCAAAGGAAAACATTGTGCTCTACTACATTCCCGTAAACAGCCCCGACATCAGCGAAGCGTTCCAGTTCTCCTCCGATGAGAGCGGTCTTATCGGTATTCACGAACAGGCGGACTATGTAAACATGACTGCGTATTCCGTGGTTATCAACGGTATGGTGCTCTTTGCCGAAAGACTTGACGGTGTGATTGTTTCCACCTTCGGTGCTGATGAGGGTACTGCTGAAGCATGAGCACACCGGGAATGATGACCTCTCTCTGCCGCGAGGTCAGAAATTATTTTGTACGCTCCGACAGTGACAGGATCAGCGGACGATTTTCGGTAAGCGGCGGAACGGTTGCGTGTCTGGATCAGGATGGATTTTCTCCGGCTGACGGACAGTATTTCAGAATCGTCGGCTCTTTATACAACGACGGTGTGTGGCAGAACGGCAGCGAATATTCCGACGGCATGACGGATGAGGTGTTCGACGGGCAGGTCTGGCTGATGGCGCCGCCGAAAGACTTCACGGATCTTGCCGACGAGATTGAACAGTGGATTGAGCGATTCGGTGATGCGGCGTTGTCTCCGTACGCAGCGGAATCCTTCGGAGGGTATTCCTATACTCTCCGCGGGACATCCCGCAGAAACGAATCTGCCCGTGACAATGAGGATGCAAGCTGGCAGACCGCGTTCAAGCGTCAGCTTTCGGCTTACAGGAGGATCAGAGTATGAAGCTCTATGAAAGAAACATGGCGGACTGCGTTGTTCTTGAGAGGGTGTACTCCGATGACGGCGAAGGCGGGCTGTATCTTGAATACGCTTCGGGACAGCAGTTTTCTGCGGCGATCATTCCCGAGAAGCTGCAGGGACATGAAATCGGCGGAAAAGACCGCACTGTCGGGAGATATTTGGTATACATTCCGCTGAAATCCGATGTCCGGCTTGTTCATGGGGACAGATTCCGCGCGGAAGACGGACGGATTTTTGTGGTGATCGGAGAAGATCAGGCGCCGCCGGAGTTTTCCGTGATACAGTTTCGCCGCATTGCCGCGGAAGCTGAGGTTGGGGAGGACGGCGTATGACGAAAGCATCTGTGATACACAGCTTCTGGTCGTCCTTCGGCCTTAATGCCTATGAGGAAAACTCGGTTCCTGCCGGTGCTGTGATGCCGTATATCACCTATGAATTTGCCGCTGCCGATTCGGGTGAAGAGTGCGCTATGTCCGCTTCCGTCTGGTATGAAGGCGGATCGTGGATCGAAATCAACGAAAAAGCCGGCGAGATTTCGGCAAGGATCGGAAACGGAATCATCGAAGCATGCGGCGAAGGGTATGTGAGAATCAGAAAAGGCGTTCCTTTTGCCGTATCGTCCGGTTTGACCGATGACAGAAATATCAGACGGAAGATACTGAATATTTTCGTCATGTATCTGACGCTGAACTGATTGATATAAGGAGGATTTTATGCCAAAATTTACGAAAATACCCCAGAACGCATTTGACCGTATGCAGATTGACGCGGGAGTGATTCTGAGAACATTTAACCCGGACAACTCGGTCGAACCCTCGGACAGCCAGATTGTCTGCGCGACAAAGGGCGGTGTTTCCATCACCTGCGTTCCGAAGTACACCGATATGGGGGACGATGTTGACAACTGCCCTGCCGGTACCATGGAGCTGAAAAAGCTGGAAGGCTGGAACTGCGGCATGAAGTTTGTTTCGCTGGGCGCGGATGCCTCGGATATCAAGCTGGCTCTGGGCTGCGCCGGAACATCGGGAAATGCTGTGGTTCCGAAAAAGAACCTCGAAAGCTCCGATTACGCCGATATCTGGTGGGTCGGTGACTGTGCGGGCGGCGGTATGGTTGCGGTTTGTCTGAAAAACTCACTTTCCGAAAAGGGGCTTGATTTCCAGAGCGGCAAGAACGCGAAAGGTCAGCTTGTGATTGAACTGAAGGGGCATATTGCCATTGATGACCCTGCGTCCGTGCCCATGGAATTCTATTTCTCTGAGTGAGACTGCACAAATTGTGAACGCGAATATTAAGAAAACGGAGGTTGTATGAGAAATTTTGACAATATTGATGAGTTCTTTGAGTTTATCACGGAAGCCGGGCACGCTGTCCTCGAGTTATGCGCCGATCCGTGGTTCAAGTCTCACGATGACACAAGCGGAAGTTTTCTCGAATTCTTCTGCCGTCAGAAGGAGAACATGATTCTCATCGCGGCAGCCGGTGACGGTGTCAGTGCATCTGCCTGCCGTTATGTAATTACGCCTACGGAGCTTTCCGCGAAAGTGACGAAAATCCTGACCGATCGGGTGATTGCGGATTTTTTCGGATTGTCCTCGCCGAAGAAGGAAGTAAGCGGCGCGTCCTCGGAGCAGCTTACCTCTGCGGTGCGGGACTGTGCAAAAGCGGTTTAAGCACACGGGTATTCCTTGCTGCCTTTGAGGCGGAAATCATGCGTGAGGAAGAAGCCAGAACTGCTGTACTCTACATAGCCGATGCTCTGCGGATGATTACCGAAAACACGGCAAATCTCTCGGGCGGGCAGTTTATCCGATCGAAGCTCGGCGATATTCTGCCCGGCTTCGGCTGTGACAGCAGTGAGGTCAGCGGGGAAGAGATCATCAGCCGGATGAAAAAGCGGCTGAGCAAATGAGTGAGGAAAGGAGAACATTTATGGATATTTTTACACTTTCCGCCACGCTGAATCTGGATTCCGGGGAGCTTGAATCGGGACTGGCGAGAGCGCATGACGGGCTTATGGAAATCGGCATTGCGGCAGAATCTGCTGACGGAGCGATTTCGGGATTTGCGTCTTCGGCATCCGCTGAAATGTCGTCTCTGGGATCGGCGTTCGCGGGTGCATGGGCTGATGTGCAGTCTTCCTGGAGCGGTGCGGCGTCGTATTTTTCCGGCATTGCATCCTCCATCGGCAGTGCGTTTTCGTCCCTGACTTCGTCCATGTCAGGAATCGGGCGTGATATGTGGAGCGGACTGAAATCCGGGCTTGATGCGGCTGTGTCGGGCATCGGTGAATGGACCGGCGGACTGATCGATCAGGTGAAATCAAAGCTGGGCATACACTCGCCTTCGAGAGTATTTTCGGAAATCGGACGAAACATGGCTCTCGGACTGGATGAGGGCTGGAACTCGGCTTCGGGAAAGATCAGGCATGATATTGCGGCTGTTACCGAGGTGAGGTCGGATAAGGTGGATTTTGCATCGTCCGCTCTCGGCAAGTCTTCGTCCGCGCAGATCAACACGATGCTGTCGGGTATGGGTGAGCGCGGCGGGTCTTACAACATCAACCTCGTTGTGGACGGACGAACCCTTGCTGGTGTGGTATTCGATCCGCTGAATGCGGTATCAAAGCAGAAAGGGGTGGCCATCGGTGCGTAGGATTACGATAACGGACGGGCTTGAGACGGTTACGCTTCTGCCGGATCTTGTGTTTACCATTCAGCCCCAGACTGTTGGCACCCGCGAAACCATGGCATCGGGGAAGACGGTGATGGATGTGGTGGGCGAGAAGATCACCCTTGAGATTCCTACGGGATGGCTGGCTGCCGATGATCTCGCAAAGCTCAAGTCGATGATCCGCCGCACGCATATTCTGACCATCTCCTACCCCGATGTGGATGGAGAAAAGCGGGATCAGTTCTATGTGGATCACCCGGTATACAAAGCCTTCAAGTACGGCTCGGACGGTGTGGAGCAGTGGTACGGCGTTACGCTGACGGCGACGCAGTACGGCGTTTCGGCAAAGGGGTGACGGGATGATTCAGACATCGAAACGTTACAGTCCTTTTCCCGTCGTGCGCGATGTGGACTGTTTGATTTCGTTTTCCGTCATGGATACCAAGGCGAAAGCGGATGTTACCGGGATCACCGAATCGGAAGCCGGTGTTTTTTCGAACATCGGCACGGTTCTTGACGATGTGAAGGAGACGGACGGATGTTTTGTTTCTCTTGAGCGGAATTTATGGGCGCTGGACGGTAATTTTGAGCCTCTGCCGGATCATTCGGACGGCGTGAATATGGGATGGTGGTCGGACTCCCTTCTCTCGGATTCGGAATACTTCAATCCCAGAATATCGGTGAGATTTGATTTGTCCCGCGACGTATCAACGCTCGGATGGACACTGCATTTTGACCGGCTTACCGGGTCTTATCCCAACAGAATCAGGATCAGAGCCTACAATGCCGCCGGGAAACAGATTTACACGGGCGTTTATGACAACGATTCGGCGGAGTTCTCGCATCAGTATTATCTCAGCGGGTACCGGGCTGTGCAGTTTGAGTTTCTTTCGGTACCTGACAGATATGAGCGGCGCGTGCGTCTTACGGAAGTGGATTTCGGTATCACGAAGCATTATGACAGAAACTCCCTTGGTTGTGTGGCGATGACTTACGGGGCTGATATTCTGTCACGGTCGCTTCCGGCGCGAGAACTTATCTTCACTTTCGATAACTCGGACAAGCAGTACAATCTTCTGAATCCCGATGGGGTGTATCAGCATCTGCAGGAAGGACAGCGGATTGAGGTGAAGATGTCCGTGGGCGGCGAAAAGGTAGATATGGGCGAGTTCCGCTTTACTTCGGCGGATGTGTCCCGGTCGGGTATTGTGCCGGAAATCACGGCTCACGATGCGCTGTATGCTCTGGACGGATCGGAGTTCTCGGGCGGCACCGGGGCTGAAATGACGCTTTCGCAGGCGGTTGCAGCGGTACTCGGGGACTATGAGCTGGAATGTGCCTTTGACGGCGGTTCGGATTTGAGAAAAGTCCTTCTTGCGCCGCCTTCGGGCTCAAGCGCACGTGAGACAATACGGCTTCTCGCACAGGCTGCCATGTGTACGGTGTATATTGACCGCAGGGGTATACTCAGGTTCACGCAGCTTTCGCCGTCTTCCTCGGCAGACGGAAGCATCACGGCGGATGAGCTTTACGATTATTCCGGCGTGTCGATCTCTGAGCCTGCGGACGGTGTTTCGCTGAACGCATCGGGCGAATACCGGCTTGACAGCAGCGGGAAGCAGATACCGTACATCTACACGGCGGGTACGCATGGTGTGGGAGCACGGGTTCAGAATTTTTCCAATCCCTGTGTGGCTCCGTCCATGGGTTCCGCTGCGGCTCAGTGGCTTCTTGACGGGCTGAGGATGAGAAAGCATTATGCGGTAAAGAACCGATGCGACCCGGCTGTGGAAATCGGGGATACCGTGAAGATTGACGATATTTTTGCCAACTGCGAGAATGCCGTGGTGACGGGGCTGGATGTGAGCTACGACGGCACGCTGTCGGCTGTGACGAAAGGAGTGGGTGTATGACAGGACTTCCTGAGGGTTATGTTTCTCTCTCGGACATTGAGATGGACTACTACCCGTACATTGACACGGGAGTTGTGCCCGATCTTGAGACGGAGATTGATATTTCCTTTGAGTATCCCACCAATGTCGCCGTGCCTGACGAGATGCAGTATCTTCTCGGTGTGCGGCGCGGCGAAAGAAACGATGAATTTGCACTGTACTGGTATGTTGTAAGTGCGGAGCGAAGTTATTTCCGTCTGGGGTTCGGTGACAGGTACATCAATTTTCCGCCGACGGAGATTTACGGGCATCACAACATCCGCTTTGGTCTGAACAGGGCGGTTATTGACGGTGTAGAATATAAGAATTTCGGCGAAGGCGCGTTTTCTGCGGGGCGTACGCTCACCATCGGCGGTGTGAAAAGTGCGGGAACGGTGATGCAGAGTTATTTCGGCATACTCAGCTCCTGCAGAATCTATCAGGGCGGCGTGCTCATCCGCGATTTTGAGCCCTGTCTGAACAAGCTGGAGATTGCCGGTCTCTGGGACAAAGTGGACGGAAAGTTCTACGGCAATGCGGGAGACGGTGCAATCAGAAAAGGCATTGAAGTCAAAAAGCCCTTTCCCCTGAACTTCATCAGATACCGCACCGAGGAAGATGTGCTGGAGCGAAATGTCATCGGCACATACAACGCATCCGATCTCAACCGTGTTGCCGAGGGTGCGCGGATTATTCACGATATGCTGTACTCACTGGGGTACAACAGGACGCCGCGGGTTCCCGACAGAGTATGGACGGTGAATGAAATCCCGCGGGAATCGGAGCTCAGAGCACATCACGAAGCTGTGATCGGGCAGGATGTGCTGAACTATGCGAAAATCAAGCATCTTCTGCCGGTGTCGCTCTCGCGGCTGGATCATGAAGGTGCGAACAGGATAGAGCGGTTTATACACGACACGTATTTTGCCGCGAAAAACATCCCGGAGGGGTATATTTTCTCCGGCGAAATTTACGGAGGTGAAGATTTTTGAGAGACAGAATCCCAACATATCCCGGACGGGTTCAGCTTGTGCCCGTTGAGGGGCTTGAAAATATTTATGTGATGAAGCGTGCCGATGAAGCGGTTGACGAAGGTACTCCGCTGTCAAAAGCGACCTTTCTCACGGATGAAACTGCGGCGGCTCTCGGACTTTCGGGAGATTCCACGGTGAACGATGCGTTTGTCAGGCTGACATCGGCTTCCATGGTGTACACCGGCACGGGTGTTCCTTCGGGTGCGATTCCTGCGAAGGCAGGTGACAAGTACATTGACGTGGCGGCTTCTCCTGCCCTTGTGTTTGTCTGCGTGAAAAACGACGGTGAGGCTATTTGGGCGAATCTTGCTACCACCACGAAGAGGCTGAAAACGGAAGTGTTTACCGCGTCCCAGGTGTGGAGTCTTCCGGCGAACATCAGTCAGTATGACAATGCTCGTATTGTTGTCTTCGGCGGCGGTGGAGGAGGCGGCTTCCCGACGGGCAATACCAGTGATCTGATCGGCGGTGGTGGCGGCGGAGGCGGTTACCGTGCGGAATGGACCGGCAAGCTGACCGAATCTTCCTATAATGTAATTGTCGGCAATGGCGGAGCTGCCGCGGCTGAAACAGGCGGTGCAGGTGGTACGGGAGGCACGTCTTCCTTTGGCTCTCTGGTATCTGCGGCAGGCGGTCAGGGCGGCGGCTCCGGCGGTTCTGCATATTCCCGTGGCGGTTCGGGCGGTTCCGGCGGCGGGGCAGGTTCCAGCAGTGATGAATACTCTCCGGGCATCGGCGGTTCCGGGGCCTATGGCGGAGGCGGAGGCGGCGGAAGCTCGAGTCAATACAGTGGAAGTTCCGGCGGAAACGGCGGTACGTATGGCGGAGGTGGTGGAGGTGCCGGTTCCATGTACGGTGCGTCCGGCGGCTCAGGAAGAAACGGTACATACAGCGGCGGTGCAGGTGGTATGGGCGGCGACATCAATACCAAAACTCCTGCAGGCGGAGGCGGCGGCTATTCGGCGTCCGGGTCTGCGGCATCTTCTGCCAGAGGCGGAAACGGCGGCTCCGGCATGAATACCTCTGCGCTCGGTCTTGAGTTTGTCGGCGCGGGCATTGCAGGTTCCGGAGGTACTCGCGGAGGCGGCGGCGGTGGTGGTTATGGCGGTCAGGGCGGAAATGGCGGTAATCATGACAGCGGCTATTATCTCGCACGCGGCGGTGGCGGAGGAGGCGGCGGCTACGGTGCTTCCGGCGGCGATGGGTCTTACACTTCCGGCGGAGGAGGCGGCGGCTGGGGTGGACGTGGCGGTTCAGCCCGCGGTACACTTGCTTCCGGCGGTGGTGGCGGAGGCGGCTACGGCATCAGCGGAAACGGCGGTGACGGAGGATTCCTCGGATATCAGTCAGGGTTTGTTTCCAATGCTGCGAAGACTGGCGGCATTGCGGCTGGAGGCGGTGGTGGCTGTGCTTACGGCAGCTCAAAGGTCAGTGCGGCATCCGGCGGCGGCGGTATTGTGATTCTGACCTATTATGTAAATGAAGCGTGAAGGAGGTAAAACATGAAGGTATTTCAGATTATTGACGGATTCTGTCACTGGGACGCTACGGAAGTTCTCGGCAAGGCTGAAAATGCGGATGCGCTGTTCCCGGAGGATCTCGTTTTCGTGGATGCGCCGGATTTTGTATCTGAAGGCTGGGGCTATGACTCTTCGGCTGATTGTGATGCGCGCTTCATTCGTCCGTCCGCTCCCGAAGGCTGGCTTTACGACGATGTGACGGGCACGTTTTACCCGGAAGACGGTATTAAGCCCTCGGAGCTTGCGAAAACACCGGCTCAGCTTGCCAAGGAAAACCGGGAGCCGAGAAAGAAAAACGCAGAGCTTGAAGAGGCGGTGACGTCCCTCGAGCTTGCGCTCTGCGATGTATATGAGACGATGATTGCCGCTGACAGCGGAGAAAAGTGAGGTTTGTATGGCGAAGATTTATGCAGATCTGATCAGAAAGGGCAGAAAGACCATGGATGATGTGCCTGCCGGACTGCGTGAAGCTGTGGCGGCTGTGCTCTCGGAATGGGGGACTGCTTGACGGTGGAAATTTCGGTTATTGTGTCCCTTGTGGGAGCTGTGCTGTCGGTGGTCACGTTCTATATCGGGCGCATGACTGCTGCGAAGCAGAACGGACGTGAATCCGGGGCGCTGTCTGTGGAGATCGGGTACATCAAGAAAGGCGTGGATGACATTCAGAAGAAAATCGACCGTTCCGATGAGCAGGTTCACGCTCTTGCCGAGAGAGTACGTACTCTGGAAGCCCAGATGAAGGTATACCACGGCGGTGTGAAATGAGGTATCCTTACAGCGGTTCCTTCCGGCTTGTGTCGCCCTACGGGATGCGGCGTGATCCTTTTACCGGGGAGCAGTCGTGGCACGGCGGGATTGACCTTGTGGGTGTGGATTCCAAAGAAATCCGTGCGGTATGCGGCGGATATGTGCTTCGCTCGCGGATGGTGACGGACGATTCTGACAGGACATGGGAATGGGGCAATTACGTATCGGTGCTCGGAGATGACGGGATGACGGTTTACTACTGCCATCTCGCGTCCCGTTCGGTGGAAGCGGGGGATCGGATTGAAGCCGGTGCTGTTATCGGGACAGAAGGATCCACCGGGAGATCAACGGGGTCTCATCTGCATTTTGAAGTGAGAACGGGCGGATATGACACACTTTCGGCATCTGAATACCTGGGAATTGAGAATGTTCCCGGTGTCATGATCTGCTCCGGGGGTGTTCGTGAGATTCCGGGCGTGCATGACTGGTCCCGCGATGCTGTGAAATGGGCTGTTGACAGTGGTGTGATGCTCGGTGACGGAGAGGGATATGCGCTTCGGGAATACTGTACCCGTGAGCAGATGTGCGTATTCCTTTACAGGATGTATCGGATGATGAAACATGGTTGACAGAAAGGAGAGAAAAATGGAGATGCTCAGAAGAAAGCTGGCTTCGAGAAAGTTATGGGCGGCACTTGTCGGTGTGGTTGTGGGACTGGCTGCTGCCTTCGGACTTGATTCCGGCGAATACACGGAGATTGCAGGCGTTGTGACGTCCTGTGTGTCCGTTGTGGCGTACATCTTTGCAGAAGGTGCTGTTGATGCTGCCGGAGCGAAGAAGAACGGTGAGTGA